ACGCTGCAAAAGCAATGAAATCAGACCGTTTCAATAAGTTTAGATTAAATTCATTACATGCTGAAAACGTAGTCAACCGAAAGGTAACAATACCAGGACAGGTTGACTTTGAATGGGTGAATGACAAGATTAAGAGTTGGTGTACTCCTATCTTAGAGAATGAATTCAATGAGGGCGATGGAGATTTCAAATGGAATGACGAAAACAACCTTAAGCATTACTATCGTCCGAATGACTTGTTCCGTGTAAAAGTACTCGGAATGTTCCCGAAAGTTGGAGAAGATGTTCTTATTCCTTATGAATGGATTGAACTTGCAAATCAACGTTGGTTGCTCTATCAGGAAACAAATTCTAGTGTTGATGTTCCTGTTCGATTAGGTGTTGACGTTGCCGGTATGGGTAGAGATAAAAGTGTTCTGTGTCCAAGGCGTGACAATTGGGTTGAAAAGTTCATTACACACCAGTCGGCAGGTAAAGCAGACCACATGCACATTGCGGGGCTTGTAAAGAACTACATTAACCGTAAAGGTACGTTTGCATTCATTGATACGATTGGAGAGGGTGCGGGGGTTTATTCAAGGCTTTTGGAGCAGAATTTTTGGAATGCTATATCCTGCAAGTACTCAGAGGGTGCTAGTGGGCTGAGTGATATAAACAACGTTTACACGTTCGCAAACATGCGGGCATTTTTATTTTGGTGTGTGCGTGATTGGTTGGACCCGAAGAATAAGAATAACCCTTGTCTTCCACCCGATGATGAATTCACCGAGGAAGCAACAGAGATCAGGTGGAAGTTTCAATCTAATGGCTCTATCCTTATCGAACCGAAAGAAGACATTGTGAAACGATTGAAACGCTCAACCGATAAGTTCGATTCACTTGCAAATACATTTTACCCTAGTGGTAATGGAAGCTTTATTTCAGATCAGGAGATTATAGATGACTTATTATAAAATAACATTATGACTGCAAAAGAAATTATCAGCAAAGACAGAAAGGTCGAAGATATAATCACAGACCTTAAGAACAAGTGTGTAACCGTAATGACATGGTCGCAAATTGAAAAGGAGTACGATCCAAAGAAACACCCTATCAAGATTGACAAGAATTTACGCAAGGACAAACTTAAGAAAGACGGAAGTACTGACAAAGTGGCTCGGATCACTTACGGACTCCAAAAGTTGTCTACTCGTAGAATGACACAAATGGCATTCTCTATCCCTGTAAAGAGAATTTACAGCATTGGCACTGATGAGACTAAGAAAGAACAAGCTAAGGCAATTGAACTTATCTACAAGTTGGCTCGTATCAATTCAATGAACATGAAACGCATGCACGCTTACTTTGCTGCTTGTGAAATATGTACAGTATGGTTCGCTGTAAAGAAAGAACAAAGGCATAACAAGTACGGCTTTGAAACTAATTTCGAGTTGAAATGTCGTACTTACTCACCTATGGCCGAGAAGTTCTCCCGGCTTGAAAATGCTACTCTTTACCCATTATTTGACAACCTTGGCGATATGATCGCTTTGAGTTTTGAGTATGTAGTTACCGAAAACAAAAAGGACGTTAACTACTTTGAAACTTATTCTAAGGACTTGAAAAAGATTTGGAAAAAGGTTGATGGGCAGTGGACTGATGTTATAGATGACACCCCCATTAGTCTTGGCAAAATCCCGGCTATCTACCTTACTCGTCCTATTCCTATTTGGGAAGACACGAGTGGTAATGTTACTGAGATAGAACTTACATTGTCAAGAGAAAGTGATATTATCAAGAAAAACTCTGCTCCACTTGTAAAAGTAACAGGGGATTTCTCACAAGGTTCAGAAGTTGACACATCCGATTCACCAAGGGAAGTGTACCGATTGAAAGAGGGTGGAAACGTTGAGTACATAACCTTTGACCAGGCAATTGAAGCAATGAAGTTCATGGTGTCCACTATGAAGCAAAACATTGAAGAAGAATTGCAATTGCCTAACTTATCACTAGAGAATGTCAAAGGCCTTGGCGCTATATCCGGTGAAGCTCGTAAAACCCTATTGACTGATGCACACCTGAAAGTAGGTGAAGAGAGCGGTGATATTGTTGAGTTCTTCGAACGTGAATTCAATGTTATCAAAGCATTTGTAGGTGAGATGAAGAAAGGGTGGAAAGACTCAATCAATGAACTTGAATGTGAGCATATCATTACTCCATTTATTCAGAATGACGAATCGGCCACTATCGACAAGTTGATGAAAGCAACAGCAGGTAAGCAAATTATGTCTCAGAAAGAAGCAATTGGTCAAGCCGGACTTGTTGAAAACATTGATGCTGAACTAGAACAAATTCAAAAAGAAGAACTGGCAGCAAATGCTGTGAGCGCATTCCCAACCTCAATGTAACTTAATAACTATCATATATGAAACCAGTAGAATTTAAAGACCAAAACGTTGTACTAGGCAAGCCTGAAAGTATGACAGATGAAGAGTGTGAGCAACTTCCAATATTTACGAATGGAGAACAATGTATTTCATGTTGGGAGCTCACAGAAGAAGAATTAAAAGAAATTGTTGAAACAAAAAGAATTTGGGTTAGTGTATTAAGCGGTTCAACTCAACCTCCTATTTGTTTATCAGTTTCAACTCTATTTGTTGAAGAAGAGACAGTTGTTGAAGAAGTCGAATAAATGGAAGAACAACTATTGATCCTTATTCAGAATATTCAAGACCGCAAGACAGCATCAGGTATCGCACCGGTTCATGTCTTGCGGTCGGAAATAGATAAAGCCGTTTCGGCATCACTGAATACACTTTTTACAGATGGTAAAATTAAAGTCGGGAATACTTCTAATGACAAATGGATAAAGATTGCTTGACAAAGTGAGGTAGTGCAACCGAGCGAATAAAAAGAAAAGTAATTAAATTCGTATTTTCAATATCAAAATGACAATTTATGGACGTAAGTAACGAAATGAACTATTGGGCTAAAATGGAAATATGCCATTTCCCATTCATTATGCAAGATTTAGTCAGGTTCTGTTTGGGAGATTTTATTAATAGAGGACAAAGCAGAATTGTATTTGAATGGAGTTTTAGGCCGAATACAGTTGTAAAATTTTGTAGTGCTGATGACTGTCAATCTAATTGGACTGAGTATGCAATTTGGGAGTCTGTCAAAGACACTAAAAATGCGAAGTGGTTTTGTCCTGTCATAGATATATCACCATGTGGTAGATTTTTATTGATGGAGAAAGCAAGGGAAATAACTAATGAAGATAAGTTGCCAAAGAAATTGCCTAATTTCTTCACTGACATACACACAGGTAACTTTGGTTATATCGATGATCGACTTGTTTGTATAGATTATCAGTTTATAACACGTGGTATAGACTTAGCATTTTGCACACAGAACACAAAAGTAAATTGGAATTAATGCCAAAAGTATTCAAATTAGACCCGGAAGCAGCTCACTTTAGTCGTGTAGATCGATACGCACGACAAGTTGAGCAATTATACCTTGAAGCAATACAGGAAGCTGTAAGCATTGGTTCAACCATATCATTGCCCGAAGGTAGCGACCAGTTTACTTTTGACAAATATCCTCAGACTAAAGCAAGGATTGATAAGTTGATGAAAACGATGTCGCAGAAAATGACATTCATTATCAACGAAGCAACCGACAAAGAATGGTACGAAGCTGTAGCCAACAAAGCTAGTTTGATTGATTCATTCATCAAAAAAACACAGCTCACTAAATCACAACTGGAATCGTACAACAGTCGAAATTTGGAAGCCTTACAAGCATTTCAGAACAGAAAAATTGGCGGTCTCAATCTATCGGAAAAGGTTTGGAAATATACCAACCAGTTCAAAGGTGATTTGGAAATGTCGTTGGATATTGGAATTGGTGACGGACGTTCTGCAGCAGAGCTAAGTCGTGATGTTCGTTCATATCTCAATGATCCGGAAAAACTATTTCGGAGAGTTCGCGATAAGCATGGAGTACTGCAACTTTCAACGAATGCGAAGAAGTACCACCCAGGTGATGGCCAATATAGAAGTTCGTACAAAAACTCTATGCGATTGACCCGAACATCAATCAACATGGCCTATCGTGAATCTGACTATCTGAAAAATCAGCAGTTAGATTTTGTTGTCGGTTTCAGAGTTGTTCGTTCCAACCACCATTTCGATTGTTCCGTTTGTGATTCTTTGAAAGGCAATTATCCGAAGTGGTTCAAGTTTGTTGGTTGGCACCCACATTGCCGTTGTCATATCGAAGATATTCTTGCCAGTGAAGAAGAGTTCATCAATCACCAAAAACGAATACTTGCAGGTGAAGATGTAGAAC